ACAAACATGTCTGTTTCAACTGTCACCCTTAGTACCCGGTTCGGCGCTTACTTCGCCAAAGAAGACGATGCCGATAATTCAGCGGATACAATCAAAGCTAGTTCAGGTACCGTCTACACAGTAGAAATCAATAACTCGAATAATAGCGCGAATAGCTATATCAAGTTTTATGACCACGCGAGCCCAACTGTCGGTGGTGGATCAGCTACTGTCCCAGAAATGATTTTGAAATGCCCAGCATCAACAACTGTGACATACCAGTTTGCTCTGGGCATCGCGTTTGCAACACAAATCAAAATCGCGGGATTGACTGCTGGCGGTACTGATGGGACAACTAGCCCTACGTCCAATGTCATCGTAAAGGTTATTTACGACTAGTCGCTAGACGAATACCCAATGGGGTAGGCCCACTCATCCCCGCCACCCTTTAGGTAGAGATCTTCGGGAACCCCAAGATCAAGGCTGGCCTCTTGCCTTTCTCGCTCATCCAATTCACGATTATGGCGCTCAATTTCAGCTTCTTCTTCTGGAGTTAGTGGTTCAACATCCGTAATTGCTTCTGGGATCCAAAGAGCGCCCAATTGCTGAAGCTGAACTCGTAAAACAGGGTCTCCATCAAGCTGGGATTGCGTAGTAGTAGACAAGTCCTCCATTTGTAGAGGCCGCCCTTCCTGGGCAAAACGCGCAACGACGCTGTTTTTTATCCGGTGACTCAAACCATTTAGCCCACCGTGCAGGAACTTAGGATCTTGTGGAATACGGACATTGGATTCACCCAACCGAACAGCATGTGCTGCTCCTGTGATCCTTTGTTTCTGGCTTGCTACTGGCCCAGATGTCTCAGACATCTTGCGCCGAGGTTGGGGATTGTCCGGCCAACTAATAGTTCCGACACCTAATGGTGGGACGGGTGCCCCACTCAATTTTGGGTCAGAGGGAGTCTCAGAGGGCGCAAAAACATCTCGGATCCCTGCTCCCATTCCCATCAACTGAGAAACACGCTGTTCCCCTGGAGTCATATAGCCACGGGGATCTGGATTCATCTCTTCTGGGGTAGGTTTATGGATCAAGGAAGTTTTGTACTTATCCATGGTCAACTCACTGTACGGTGGGGCAAGTAACGTGCTGTGCTAATTGTACCCAACTGCCGAATAGATTGTCCAAGTCCTCAAGGGGATCCCCGGTTTTTGGTACGCAAACGACTGAAGCTCCATTGTCCCCGCAGAGGAAAACAGAGTCCAGGGTAATCCGAACAGACAACCCAGTGAACCGGGTAATGTTGAGGGCGCGGGAAATGATTTCTTCCCGCTCCTCTTCAGTGAGTTCTTCGACGGGGATCTCAGACATAAAAGAGGTCCAGAACTTCATCAACGTCTGTATCTGTTGCGACTTCTTCCGGAGCCATTTCAATTGACTCTTCACTCTCGTCTTGGGCTTCTTCAAATTCAAAATCAGTCTCCGTGAAAACATATTTCCAACCTGCACGTTGTCTGCCTCGTGGCTTTGTCGTAGTCATGATGATTACTTGGTGAAGGCTCTTTTCTAGGGCCTGCATTGTCTTTGCGAGATTCTGATGATCCCACATACGATCCTCAACCACAATCAAACTGGGCCCATCACTGTGTGTTGGGAGGGCTGCTGCCATCGCTGCGAGGACACGCGCTTCTGTGCTACCAGAAAGAGCAGACCGGAAATCATCGCCTTCGCCTTGGTACAGACCGAAATTCCCACCAGCCGAGATTGCAAATTCACCAGCATCGGGCAGGTATTCTGCGACGTTGTTGATGTAGCTCCAGATGAGGCCACTACCCTCTCTGTAGAGGACTTCTGAGATGGCGCTACTGACGGCTGATTCTTCTTCTTTCAGACTGGAAAGTTTTTCTTCGAGAGAAGAAATCATATCTCTGGCTGAGCGCGCAGACTTGTAGACTGCAGAAGAACCAATCAGACTGATGAGCCGCTCTGAGATATCTGCTGAATTTTCTATCGACTTCAATTCTTCTAAATCGCCCAGATCCAAGAGCATCTTTTTAATATCCTCAGTCTGGTGCTTCCGGTAAGCCTTCCTTAAAAACTCGAACTGGAGGGCCTTGAACAGCTTCTCCCAGTTTGAGTAAATTTCTGAGTTATCAACTTCGTGAGCGGAAGAGAATTCAGATAGCAAACCGCGTAGGTTCTTGATCTCGGTTTCGATATTCCGTTTCTCTTTCGACACGTGACCCAGACGCTCAAGTGTTGGCCTACTCGTTTCCTCTGGGCACAACTTCGAATACAAGAACTTGTGGATGGTCAGGGTAGAGCCAGAAAAAGCTGTTCTAAGGTCTGAAACTGGGAGAGAAACACCTTTCACCCCTGTCCGCTTTGGTCGGGATCCCGGTTCCAACTCCCAGCGGGAGGTGCTACCGTCTTCCAACTCCGCTTCGGAAAAGACAAACTCTGCACCCTTGGGCTTTAAAGCGGCAAGCTGATTTCCAGCTTTCACAGGCCTGTTTCGGAGAAACAAACCTGAAGCACTGCCCGTAAGGGCGAGTTGACAAGCTTCGGCTACACTGCTCTTACCACTTTCATTCGGGCCAATAAGAAGGGTACACCTTCCCAATTCGACAGAGTAAGGTTCCCCGGTTCTACTTTTGATGTTTGTTCTGACTTTCTTGATCATCTTTGCTCCAGTTCTCATAGAGAGAATCGATTGCTTTGACATAGATTGGTTGCGGCTTCGTTTCACCGGTTCGCCATCTCCGGACGCTACGAACGCTCGGGAATACTCCAGATAGAAACTGGGAAAGCTCAGAAGCGATTTGCTCGTCTGATGCCATTTCCCGGATCTTCGTTAGTTTTTGTTGGGTGTTCATGTGTTCTCCGGAAACAAGGGGAGTTGCTTACTTTCGGGAGCAAGTTGTTTAGTCTCCCGGTTTGATTTCCCTTCTTCGAGGAGAATGAGCATTGTTCCATCGCCCCAGTTCAGGGGATCGACATCGCGTGTCCCAACAACAGGGGTGAAAGCTCGATCAAAGTTGTCCCAAGAAAAGACAGCCCGGTCGATCTCTATGGCGAAGCGAACAATTGACCGTGTTGCCCGACCACATGACTGACCGGGCACAACAAACATGTCGTACATTCTCCTTTTGGTAGTTGCGTTTTGCCTAACAACAACATCCTTCGCCCACTTGTCCCAACTACCTGCTTGGGGGAAGAAATGCTGGTGATCTTTCCTCCCTGGAATGACCGACACTTTGATTTCCTGGTCGTTGATCGTCTTACCTCCGATCACTTTCATCATGTCTTCTTGGATCATAGAAGCTGATTCTTCGATCTCACCTGTCGTCATGGTTGCCGGGTGGGCAAAAAATACTCGAATTTGCACTTATACCTCCTTCCAATTGACACCGATCTCGGCTTCAGCAGTGTACAGAAGCTGTGCTCCCTTCCGCCGTTTCCGGGTCATGGCTTGTTGTAGAAGCTTTGCTGCTTCCTCTGCTTTGTCTTCTTCAACCTCAAAGACCAGAGAGTCATGGCATTGGTTTACAAGACCGGTTCTGGCTTCAAAATCAAACTTGAATAGCTCTCGGGCTCTTGGGGAATCGACGAAATCTTCTGCTGTGGTACCCATTCCGGGATCTCCCAGAACAAGTTGAAGCATAGATTCATGGACAATCGACGCGCCACCGGCTTGGACCGGGTGATTCACGAGTTCATTGATCTTCTCTTCATCACGGAAATCCCGTCTTCGTCCCCAGATTGAGTCTGAAATGTGTCCTTCCCTACGGTAGCGGTTCCTGATTTTATCCCACCACCTGGGAATTTCAGGATCCGCGCGTTTCAATCCGTTGACCACCTGACGCACATCTTGGAGAGTCAGGTGGGCGTAGATTAATTTCCCGTCTCCGTCTTCGACTGACGTGACTTGTTCATAAATCGTTGGGACGCTCGCTGCGTACTGCCATGCATATCTGACGTTCTTTGTGATTCCTCTCGTCGCTTTGAAGATTTTGTCCCCTTTCTCTTTCCGAGATCCGGGGGCTCCCTCAAGCGACCAGATACTCTTTCCAAAGACAACTTCCATCGTCTCATTGTGTGGGTCCAATCCTGAGTTAATAATTTCGATTAGGCGGGATGCCTCGGCTTCCTCTGCAATGAGACGAAGCTCCAATTGATCCATGTCTGCACCAACGAAGACATGACCAACCTCGGGCACAAAAATGTCCCGAAGGAAGTAAGGGATGTTCTGAGCATTAGGCTCGGAAGAACTGTACCGACCGGTGGCTGGGAGACGGTTGTAGGCAGGATGGATTCTTCCATCTTCCAAAACCAAACGCTCTCTTAGTGGCCTGATGTACGTTCCCAAAAGTTTAGTATACCGCCTGTACAATCTGACAGCTTGGATAAATAAATTTCTCTCCTCATCCAAAGAGTAGGTTGTAAGCATCTTACGGAGAGTTTCGTCGTCCGTTGATGGGTCACCGGTTTTCTCGTTGTACTTCACTGGAGCTAGCTTCCAGGAATTAAAAAGTAATCGACGAAGCTGAGCCGTTGAGTTTGGGTTGAACTCGTCGGGCCCAATCTCAGAGCAGATTTTGGCCTGATCTGCGAGCTTCGATTCGAACTCTAGTTGGTGCTCAGAAAGCCGCTCAAAATCGACACGGAGTCCCAGCTTTTGCATCCGGCAGCCAATGTCTTGAAGCTGGTGTTCCAGGGAGACCAAAGGCCACTGACCCCTGCTCTTTACTTCCTGGGCAAGAGGGGGGGTAATCCGGGCTGTGACACACGCGTCTTTCGCGCAGTAAGTGTGGAGTTCCTTGTCTGATTTTGCGTCTACGGCTGTGTGGTCTGCTTTCCAGGATTCAATGAAATCAGTGTAGAAAGACCCGATAAAACCTAGATTATGGGGCATCTCGTTATCGACAAGAAGATGCAGCAACAGCGTATCTGCCCGAAGTTTTGGTGTGATTTGCAACTGTGCTTCACAAACGAGGCGGTCGTATTGACCAGCGTTATGGCCCGTCAGAGGGAGTCGGTCAGAAAGGAAGAATTCTCGGAGTGCCGAGAGGATCTTGTCTTCCTCCTCTGGGCAGAAAAAGCGGGTTACCCCGTCAATGCTGAGTGTTGGGATAACGATGCTCAGTTTCGAGTTTGAAATCGCAACACATCGAAGATTGGCTCTCAGGGGATTCTTCGCATCTGTTTCAACATCGTAGGCAACTGGCTCACCATCTTCCACCAGACGATCTAGTTGTGTGGTCAGGTCATCGATGCTCTCTACGAATTGAATTTCCGGATCTGACCAGCTCAGCTCGTCGCGGAAGAAACGGATCGCCTTAGCAATGTCGTTTTGAAAGACCGGACGCCACTTAGGAGATCGGAGAACAAACGATGGGTGGAGCGTGTAAGCAACTTTCGCTTCTCCCCAGGCCATCTTTACGATTTCGCAACCGCCCCTAAGTGCTGTAATTGATTGGTGTTTTTTTCTAATTGCGGCTGCGGCGCGTGCGCCAAGGCAGATAATCTTTTTGAAGCCTTGGATGTCGTCGAGCAACCGCCCTTGGCATGCAGCCATCGGAGTTAGCAGAAGCTCTGTTCCTGCTTTCTTCCGTCTTTTATTTGCCCGACTGGCGTGAATCAGATGCATTTCCAGATTATTGTTGTCTGGCCGACATGCGATCACGTTGTTGATCTGGCACTCTTCTCTGTTGATGCCTACCAGATCCAACGCATCCTGTAGTTCCATTCCGGATGGCCCGACAAAGGGACGCCTTTCTATGATTTCATGGCCGCCTGGGGCCTCACCCAGAATCAGAATTTGGTCTTCTGGATGAGACTCAGCAGGCACCCATGACTCGCAACTCCCTTGGAGGGAGCACCGGTCACAGTCAGCATTGGTTGGTTTTTGATCAGTCATTATCTACTTTGCATTCGGGACAAATCCAATTGCCCTCTTCGTCATAGGTCCAGCCTTTTTTCTGTAGTTCCTGGTAAGCATTGAAGACATTTGCAGAGTATCCATCACCCTGTCTTGCTCTTCCAGATCCGACTATTCCTTGGGAATTTTCACAGGAACAAACTGCGTAGATCTCAACAGTTTGGATCCTAGATAGGTTCTTCAATGCTGCGTGCCATGCACCCATTCTCTAGTTGTCTCCGTTTTCAAAACTCTGAGCCAACTCCGCAAGCCTTGTCCATTCTTCTGGGCTTTTACGTGCGCCAACACCCCTGAGATTCTTGAGGGGGACGCCGCGTTTCCGATACGTGTATGCACGCTGAGACACAGCATTCTTGTTCATGCCTGTTTTCTTCATGACATCAGCTTTGGTGTTTGATGTTTGCCATGCCTTGATGAAGGCTTCGGCGGTCACATTCGAGTTGTTGTAGGCTCTTTTTTTAGCCATGGTTTTCTCCTGTTTGGGAGTGGAAATGTCCCCCCCAACCCAACCGGTGGGACTTCTGTGCTGCCCGTCGATGACAGAAGCAGTAGTTGAATCAGGGGGGAGGATCTTAGTTATCTATGTAGGAAGCAAGACTAAATACGACAGAGAGGAGAGAGAAGAACAGGGCTCTGCGAACACTCTTGTATGCGTCACGCATGTCATCCCGTTCACGGACAAAACGCCAGTGGTCGATGGGCTCCCAGACAGAAATGCGCTTGTGGTACTTTTCGCATTCCCGTTCATCCCAAACAGCATCGACCGGGATTTCCATCAGGAAATACAAACAAGTTCCCGCAATCTGCCCCCCCATTTGGTCGTCGGTTTGAAATAATCCACAGCGTCCACAACGGGCCATTGGATTCTCCTAAATATTTAAAGGTTACTGAACTACAAATTCAAGAACCATTATGAAAGCATTCGTAACAAAGGGGAGCGTGTAGTATAACATAACTTCATCAGCGTGCTTCAAATGCTCTTCTATTTCTTTTCTATCTTCTAAAGGTGTTTTTTCGTCTATTGTAAACAATACATCCATTACTGGTTGGTGTGAGTCTATGAGATTGTCTTTCCAAGTATCCAACAGCACGCAGGTGAGATAATCGCGCTCTCAAAGTTGTTTTTGGTATTCCTAGTTCCTTTGAGATTGTTCCAATCCGCCAGAACCCAGGTCGATCAATCACGCATTGGAGAATTGCATTTTCCTGTTCGATGATGTGTTTGTCTGTGGGCATTCAATTCTCCGATAAGAAAGTTGGGACACCTTTTCGACCGCCGACGTGCCCCCCTGCTCGGTACCGTGTCTTCACCTGAACTGAATCGAAAAGCCCAGGTGAAGATGGTCTAGACAAGCACTAGGCATTGTCTTGGAGAAGGAAATCGAAGCCATCATCTGATGACTTGGCGGCGGGCTTTGGTGCCCCATTCGATTTCGGCTCATCCTGACGCACAACGGACTCGCTTGCATTGCCCCGCACACTCGACGCCATCTGCTCATAGCGACTTTTGGGGTAGAAAGCGTAGCGCGGGTAGCTTCCCGTTTGGGGTTTCCCATTCGCATCTACCTGGGGTGGCGTGTAATTAAAATACACTTCCCGACCGACCAATTTGTGGAAAGGCAAATTGACTTCACCAGACAACTTCTCTTCGGACAAGCCTGCACTCAGGCAGAAAGACTTGACGAACGTGAAGCTCTTGGGGTTGGTGACATTGAAGCTTTCACGGTGACGAATGCCATTCGTGATGATGTAAGCGTAGAGACGCCCACTGTCTTCGAAGTATTGAAACTCCGAAATTGTGCCGGTGTGCAAACCGGGAGAAAGTATGCCAAGGCCACCAGAAGCTGCGCTGACGCCAGTAAAATCAATTGTGAGGTTAAGAGGATCCATTTTTCTTTGCTCCGGATCTGGGTTGTTGAGAGAAAAAGGAGAGGCCGAAAGGCAGTAAGAAGAAAGGAAAAGCAGTGAGAGTGCTCGCGTCACCACAAAAAACTCGCTGCTTCCAGCCTCTCCGTTAGGCGAAAATGTCTTGGTCGGACTCTTCGAACATCTTGTCTAGCATTCCAAGTTTCGAATCTAGAATCACGGCTCGATGTAGAGCGTCTTGGAGGGTCCAACGGACATGGGGCAATGGGTACTTGGTAGACAACTTTTCAGCAGCGGGTTTCAGAACCGAACGCCAAGATGCGATTCCTTCTGATAGAACACGCTCAGACAACTGTTCTACAACTTTCTCCTGCCATTTCAATTCTTTAGGGCGAGGGATGTCATACCCAGCAGCGCGGAAAGCTTCTGCAATATTCATGGGTGCTGGGTCAGGGAGGATGTCGAGACGGTCCCCCGAGATGTATTGAGGATCTGGACTTGTCCGAAAAACATATTTCCAGGGTGCAGCGGTTGGATCGTACACACCTCGGGCAACAATATCAGCGAATGCTGAAAACTGTTCAGGAAGCTGTCCAGGGAGAGAAGGCCCACCACGTACATATTTACCGGACGATGTACGTGGTGGGGACTCATGGCAATTGAAGATGACATGCGTTCCGGCTGCTGCTGCAACACGGGCTGCGTTTCTCATCTCAAGAACCTGAGAACGGAGTTGACGCCACATTTCACCAAAGCCGCATTTACCTTCCAGACCAGCGACGGTCTGTTCGACCAGAAGAGAAAAGTCATCGACCACAACTGTGGGCTGACCTTTTGATTTCTTCCGAATGATCATGGCAGCTTCCGCTACCGTTCCTGCGCTTTGGTATTTGATATTATCAAGACCGAGAAATGTCTTCACGGGCAACAGCCCACCGGGCTGTGCAATGAACAAACCGCACGCACCGGCTGCTCCTGATGCTGTGCTCTTACCGACTTTGGATGGTGCGTACCAAACTGAGAATGTGCCTTCTGTCATCTTTGTTTTGCTCTCTTCTTGTATGTTGTCCTATGTTCTGCTTTTCTTTCTAGGTTTTGCGTGATCCCTTTTATACGCTTTTTTAACCTTACCTAGAACTTTATCAGCTTTGCGCCTATTCACGCTTCGCTTCACCACTCTTCGATTAGATTTACCATTTCCACCACCTTTAGAAAGTGGTTTTTTATGGTCAACTTCGTAGCCGGGCGGCGGGTTCTCTTCTGCATGTGCCTTGTTTCTCATCCCGCGAAGCTTCTTCGCTACTTTACTCGCATGGTCGCGTAAGTATTCCAGTCTGTAATTCCGTAAACGTCCACGTCCATCTCGCTTAATCGTCATGATTTTCCCCACTGACACAGGTCAAAAGCTGAGCACCTTCCGTACTTACCCCAGCATATCTGATCGCTGTAAACAGCAGGCCAATCTTCGGGAGGAACATCCTTGTATTTCTGGATTGTTTCCTCAGCAGTTTTAAGCATTGGAACAAATCTTTTCAGGGCATGTGGCGCGGGTTCCAGCGGGGCGCGGTCATACTGGAAAGGAGCACGCAGCTTCACCCGGTTGATAATGACGCCAGCAAACCGGTCACCGTACTTGGCCCGACCAAAGGTTTGATACCCAAGAAATTGCCCAGAAAGAATGTGTTGATGGAGTGTCTTAGCTGCGATTCGATAGGCTGATTTATGATCAACAAACCAGATTCGGCCATCCGTCTCTTCAACAATCAGATCAACACGCTGCGTGAAAAGGAATGTACTGTCTCCCAGCGGGATGTCGGCTCGCATTTCCTTTTCAACATCTACAACTTTCCACCCACAGTATGAATAGTGTTCGATGTAGTGATTGATAACTTCAATGATTTCGGGGGCAGCGACAGTCCATAGGGCAGCGGCGTTAGCATCAGCCTTTCCTGCTTCTTCTTTCGCCAGAACTCGAATGGCGTCAGACGGGGAATAGTAGAACTCAGGATCTCTGCCCTCTTCCTCTTCCTTCTTACGGGCATAATAGTGGGCGAGTCCCATGTGGAGGAGCGAACCACGAACGAGTGGATCTGTGTAGGGAAACTCAAGCCCTGCTACTTTCTGCCACGCGTAAAGGCGTGGGCACCTTGCTACTGTTTCAAACCCATGCCACCCGCGCTCGGATGGTCCAGCATTCAAAAGGTATTTCTCCATTAGCAACCCCTGCTTTAGATGGTCTGCCGCCACCTGTACCTATTATAGTCACATGTCGGTCAGGTGTCAACAACAATGTAAAATGTTTTTATTATTCCACTTTTAGGTGTCAGAAGTAGTTGGCATAAGAAAGCTACTTGAATGCACTGATCCGAGATAGCAAATCGTCACATGAACTCTCAAACGCCGATTCGATATGCTCCAACTCCTCGTCACCGGCCACCTCCTGAACTGCTGGGAGCTTATCAATTAGGATGTCGGCAACATGCTCATCCACGGTTCCCCGACAAATGATGTAGGAAATTAAAACCGGACGCTCTTGCCCAAGGCGACTGAAGCGACCTTCCCATTGCCGGATGGCACGGGGTGTCCAGGGTAGCATGACGAAGAGGACCAAATCTGCATCTTGCAAATTGACGCTTTCTCCCCAGGCATCCCCTGTCCCAATCAAGACAGCCGGACCTTCGGTAGACATGAACTCATGTCGAATCTTGTCTCGTACATTCGTAGGGCTCCCGCCGTGGGCACACCAAAAACCTGCGTTCGCAACCTTGGATCTGATCTCGTTTCCAAGTCGGTCACAGTCTTTTCTTCTACCAGTGAAGACAACGACCTTCTGCTTAGCCTCAACTGCTTCGAGGATCCGGTCGATCACGTACTTCCGTTTTCGAGAAGCTGATTCTTGGAGCAGCGTCTCAAACATGGTTTCTTTATCCCCACTCTTGACGGCGGATCGTATGTCGTTTTTAAAACCAGAAGGCGCGTTCTGCTCATCCGGGTCAAGGTAAACAACCTGACGCCGCTTCGGGGGGAGGGTTTTCGAGATCGCCTGTTGGCTGGTTTTGTACTTACAGTAGTCCAACCGCTCCTTCAGTTCAGTGATGTTGCTCGTGTCGTTGTATTTCCAACCATACGAATCCTGAAAAGCGCCGCAGTATCGGACTCCCCAACCATGGAAATTGCCCCAACAGTAGGGTTCAACTAGGTCGAGTGGTGCCCAGAGATCACGGAGTCGGTTTGGTATCGGTGTTGCAGTGAGTCCCAACCGATTCGAAGCCAGATTAGAAAGCTTCTTTGCAAAGCAAGAAACGTTGTTCAGGTCTTGGAATTGTGTCCTTCCGGACGGGGAAACGACCGCCCGAACCCGTTTCGGATTCTTCGCATAGTGGATCTCGTCGAATACCAACGACACCGGGCACTTCCTCCAGTCGCGGAGGAAGACGGGTGCCCAATCGATCAGGGTCTCCCATGCTGTGATGTAAATGTCGTCGGTGCTCCAGACATTGAGAGCGGGTGGTTTCTTGCCTTTCAAGACAACAGGATTCTGATTGGTGTACTTCCGTGCTTCCTCTCTCCACGTCCCTCGGGCACCTGCTTTGGTCACTACCAGTTTGAAAGACCGTTCTTCTGCTGCTTTCAACTCAAGCCAAACCAACCCACAAAGGGTTTTCCCGCTGCCGGGTGGTGCCCAGACATGAAAACCAGGAAGGGGCATCGCTCGGCAAAGCGAATTGACTTGGTGTTCCATGAGGAACGAACTTACCCAGGGCTTAAAAGACGGCTTTTCTCTATAGTTTTGAAGGTTATCGATTGATTCTCGCAATTTCTGACAGTTCCACGGTGGGACTTTAAAATTGAAACCGGCCACCGTGAGGGCGTTTTTAGGGATCTTCCACCCAGACCCACGTTTCTTGATTCCAGGGAGTTCGGCGTCTCCGAGACGCACCTGTCCTTCAGGCTTCCATACAAACATCTCTGCTCCTACTGTTTGTAAAGGTGGGTCACTTGACCCTTTTGTTTTCCGTCCTTCTCTGGAACTTTCAGGCCCATGTAAACATCAATGTTTCTTCCAGAGATTCTCGCTTTTTGGATTTTGATTCCGGGCAGGTCTTTGACAATGAGCCGGAACATCCGTTCTGTTTTCACGTCTGTTCGACCTTCACGTAGGCACCATTCTCGGTATGTCCCATACAAAGTCTCACAGGGAACTGCTTTCGCAAGTATAGAATCAGCAACCCGGAGGTAGCTCGCTTGCGCTGGGTAAGAGGCCATCGTCACTGCTGGCCCCAAACCAGAAAGAACTTCCACGAAGGATTCAGCACTTCCAAGACTTGCTTCTTGCAATTCTTGCTTCATGACTGTCGTATGTGGCCGGGAGATCAAGTGGTAATCCACCTGCAAATTGACCAAGTGGTCTGCGAACCCTTGGATCTCTGCATAAAAATCCGGCATGAATTTGGAAGTTTGAGGATCAAAGCAATCTCGGAGCATCATCCGATAGGGCTTCGAAGCTTTGGCGGGAGATAGAATCGTGTAGCGGCGATCATCAGACTCGACGAGGAATGGGCGGCGCTTGTTGGATGTCATCCACCAAGACATCCGATTCACAATCTGAGTTCGTGCTGCATAAGGCGCTGCGCAGTGAACATTGTCGTCTGTGATGTGGGCTTTTAATTCCGCAATCACATCCTTGGACCCACGGTCGATTCCAACTTCATCTGCCAAGACGAGAAGCTTCGTCACATAGTGTGCATTGAAGGAGTCCCGTAGAGCACGGTTACTCACTACAGCGACGTTCCTCTTACCGATCATCTCAGATAGCAAACGCCCATAGAGGGACTTTCCGATCCCCTGCTGTGGAGAAAGAACCAAGACTGCTACCATAGATCGGCGTTCCGGATTCTGGATTAGGGATGCGCTCCAGTTCATCAGCCATGTGATGGCATTCTTGTCGTTGTTGCAGATAACTTCCAGGATTTGCTGGATTCTTGGGAACCCACCAGGCTTCGGGAATAGATCTGGCCAACTATACAAATTCAGAAGTGGGACATTATTCTGGTAAATGACCCGATCCTTGGTAGCCTCACACCCAAACCCGTAAACCTGCCGACTCAAGATGTGGTCTACCATTGCATCCGCATGACGTTTGTCTGATCCTTGGGATAGCAAACCGATGAAATGATCAACCAACATGTCTTTCTTCATGGGCTGATCAATCTTCCAACCACCATCGATGTGGCGGTAGAACACTCCTTGGAGTGTGTTGTACGCAATGCTCTTTTCAGCGTACTCACGCAGGTGTTCTGGGATCTCGGAGATTCTTTGTTTCCGACTGTC